GCTTGTCAGGCTGTGTGAGCAGTTCGAGCGCGTGGCAATAGGATGCTGTGGGCCGCACCGCTCCATCCGTTCTGCCGCATGGCGTAAGCGCATGGATGAGGCGTTCACTGCCATTTACATAGATCGTCAGTTGCCGGTGAAGATTCATGGCCTACGGATGCTGGATGGGCGGGCCTTGAGTCAGTTCCCATTCGATTCAGCTGATAGCACCAACGTAGCGATCAACACGCCAAAAACTAAGATCAAATTCCCGGAGGTGACGGATAAGCTCCACCGGGTTGGAATTCTACGAGCTGCGATTGAGAAGGTTAGCCCGCCGACAGTGTACGCTTGGCGGCACAAACAGAAACTGAACAGGCGAGAGGAGCAGCTTTGTTTACTGTAAATGGTTCGGTTATTAAGTTGGAATTTCCAACCCAAGAAGACGCCCAGCACGGAGCTTACTACCTGCAAGATAGGGGCTACAGCGTCAAGCTGATGGGCAAGGCCGTAGTGGTGGATAAGCCAGACCAAGCTGACTTGGCACTGGTGATGACGACCTATCGGGCGTTTACTGTGGATTTGGCGGAGGGTGACACATGCGCATGATCCTGGCGGTTATCGTGTTCCTGGTGATTGGCGTGGGACCGCACTGGCAGAAGTACAAGGACGAGAAGATCGCGGCTTACCAGGCCCGGCACGGCGGCGATGTCTGCGAAATTCACAACGTGCTGATTGGGGTGGAGTGCCGCCCCTTTACCCGGGCAGAGCTGGAAGCCAAAGAGCAAGCCGAAGCCCTGCAACGCTGGAATGATCGCGTGGCTGATGCCGAGGCCAGAAGGCGGGTGGCGCAGCAGATGGAGGATGTTTTGGTTTACGAGAAATAGAGCTTGCGTTTAATACGCAGGTGAGTGAGAATGAATTTACACCAAGTGTTCGACTCAAAATTGATTGCGGGGTGGGATATGAAAGCTTCCGTGTAATGCGGAACGCCAAGCCTGAAGCGTAAAGACAGGCACACAACTGAGGTTGCATTGTAAGTAGCATATATGGGTAATGCACCCGATTCATAATCGGATATAAGCGCGTTCGATGCGCGCCGCAGTGCAACCCCAGTTGTGGAGAACGCCAAAAACGGAGTAGTCCGCCCTCTGCTGGAGATTACCAAGCACGGTTACGGTGACGAAGCCTCTGACACAATATACTGTGCAACGCCAACCTTGCCCCTCACTTGAGGGGCTTTTTTATTGCAGTGCGAAAAGTGGTAGACTTAGCGGTAACTTAGCGGTAATGAGCAACAGATGATGAAGAAGCTGACCGAGAAGCAAGAAGCCTTTTGCCGGTACTTTATGGAGACCGGCGAGAAGACAACCGCTTACAAGATGGCCTACAAGGCCGACAAGATGAAGCCGGCCGTGATTGCCGTCAAGGCGTGCGAGCTGGCAGCAGAACCGCACGTTGCAGCACGCATAGAGGAATTGCGGGAGGCCACCAAGGAGCGCAACCAAATCACCGTGGACACCCTGCTCAAGGAACTGGAGGAGAACCGCCAGGCAGCCCTCTGCGCCGAGACACCCCAGGCCGCCGCCGCCACTGCCGCCACGATGGGCAAAGCCAAGCTGTTGGGGCTGGATAAGCAGATCATCGAGCACACCGGGCCGGGTGGCTCTGCGCTGACCCCCACCGTCATCCAGCTGGTAGGCCCTGCCGATGACGACAGCTAGGCTTGAAATCCCGCCAAAGCTGATCCCCGTGTTCACTGGTGATTACCGGTATCGCGGGGCGTATGGCGGGCGGGGCTCTGCCAAGACTCGCACCTTCGCCAAGATGACCGCCGTTCGGGCCATGATGTTCGCCCAGGCCGGCATCAGCGGATCCATCCTCTGCGGTCGCGAGTTCATGAACTCCCTGGAAGACTCCTCAATGGAGGAGATCAAGCAAGCCATTAGAGAGACTCCGTGGTTGGATTCTTTTTACGAAATTGGCGAGAAGTTCATCCGCACCAAGGACCGGCGCGTGTCCTATGTGTTCTGCGGTCTGCGGCACAACCTGGACAGCATCAAGTCCAAAGCCCGGATCCTGATCGCCTGGATCGACGAGGCGGAAAGTGTGTCGGAAATGGCGTGGTCCAAGCTACTGCCGACCGTGCGGGCCGAGAACTCCGAGGTCTGGATCACCTGGAACCCGGAAGACGAAGAAAGCCCGACCAATCAACGGTTCCGCATTCAGCCCCCAGAGAACGCCTGCATCGTCGAGATGAACTACTCGGACAACCCCTGGTTCCCGGATGTGCTCGAACAGGAGCGCCTGAACGACTACAACCGGCTCGATGGGCCAACATACGCCTGGGTGTGGGAAGGCGCATACCGCAAGAACTCCCTGGCCCAGATATTCGCCGGAAAGTACGAGGTACGCGAGTTCGTCCATAGCGACGACTGGGCTGGGCCATATAACGGGCTGGACTTCGGCTTCTCCCAGGATCCCACGGCCGCCACTCAGTGCTGGATCCAGGGTGATACGCTCTATGTAGAGTTCGAGGCGGGCAGGACGGGCCTGGAGCTGGACCATACCGCTGACTATATTTGCAAGCGGATCCCCGGCTTTGACCGGGAGGTTGTCCGAGCAGACAGCGCCCGCCCTGAGTCAATCAGCTACCTAAAGCGCCCTGACCTCGACGGCAAGCGAAAGAACATGCCCGGCATCATCGGGGTGGAGAAGGGCAAGGGAAGCGTGGAGGATGGGATAGAGTTCATCAAGAGCTTCGCCATGGTGGTGATCCACCCACGGTGCCAGGAGACGGCCCGCGAGTTCCAGCGCTATAGCTACAAGGTAGACAGGTTGTCCGGCGACGTGACCAAGGTCATACTCGACAAGTTCAACCACTACATCGACTCGATCCGCTATGGCCTTGAACAGGTCATGAAGAGTCGCGGTCGCATGAAGATTTCAGAGAAAGCCAAGGCCCGAGCGATGCGTTATCCTATGGGCAGGCGTTAGCCAGCATTCACTGGGCGCCAGCCCCAACAGACACGAGGAGCGCCCATGTGGCCATTTGACATCAAGAAGAAGCGGCTCGCTGAGTTGCAGGCAGCAGTTGAGCAAGCCAAGGCCGAGGAGCGCGAGAAACACCGCAAGCGCAGCATGTCCAGGGCGCTGCTCAAGTCCATGGAGAAGCGCGCCAAGGATGCCGCCAGACGCTGGGAGGCGCCCAAGCTCATGCATGGCGTTGTCCCTGCTGGCACAACCCCGGCCGTGGCCATGGATTCCCTTTGCGGCCCGACCTATCAGTTTCTCAACTCGGCAGCAGGTGGCCTCTATGCTGCCAACATTCAGCCGTTCCCCGGATACCAGAACCTTGCAGCCCTGGCCACTCGGGCGGAGTACCGGGCGTTCGCCTCGACCCACGGCAACGAGCTGACCCGCGAGTGGATAGAGATCACCAGCAAGAGCCGCAAGGATGCCAAGGCGCTGGCCGACAAGATCAAGGAGCTGGAAGAGGCGTGCGAATATTTCAACTTGCGCAACGTGTTCCGGCAGGCTGCCGAGCAGGAGACGTTGTTTGGCCGGGGGCAGGTATCCATCAACATCAAGGGTGCAGATCAGGCATTGCCGCTCATCCTTGACCCGCGCACCATCCAGAAGGGCAGCCTGCGAGACTTCACCCCCATCGAAGCGATGTGGACAAGCCCCAGCGCCTACAACGCACTCGACCCGACGGCGCCGGACTTCTATAAGCCGAGCACTTGGTGGGTGCTGGGCCGCGAGGTGCACGCCTCTCGCCTGCTGACCATCATCACCCGCCCGCTGCCGGACATGCTCAAGCCCGCCTACAACTTCTCGGGCATGTCGCTGAGTCAGCTGGCCCAGCCCTACGTGGAGAACTGGTTGCGCACCCGGCAATCCGTCAGCGACCTGGTTGAAAAATTCTCTCGCACCTTCCTCAAGACCAACATGGCCCAGGTGCTGAATGGTGGCGAGGGGGGAGACGTATTCGACCGCATCGAAATGTACGTCAACATGCAGAGCAATCTCGGCATGGGAGTGATGGACCAAGAGACAGAGGACATCGTTCAAGTCAACACCCCGCTGTCCGGACTATCCGACCTGCAGGCGCAGTCTCAGGAGCACATGTGTTCTGTGAGCCGAACCCCGGCCACCATCCTGACAGGCATCAGCCCTTCTGGACTCAACGCGAGCAGCGATGGCGAGATCCGCACCTTCTACGACTGGATCAGCTCCATCCAGGAGGCGTATTACTACCAGCCTATCGACACCTGCCTAAAGGTGCTCCAGTTGCACCTGTGGGGCGAGATTGACGACTCGATCACGTTCAAGTTCAAGCCGCTGTGGCAGCCGAGCGCGAAGGAGGAGAGCGAGATCCGCTTCAACAAGGCGCAAGAGGCCCAGATCTACATTGCCAACAGCGTCATTGACCCTTCCGAGGCTCGCCAGCAACTGTCAGACGACCCGGACTCTGGGTGGGATAACATCGATGGCGATCTGGAGGTTGTGCAGCCGGGGGTGTTTGATGATGGCGCAGACCCTGATGAACCGGGGCCTGATGTGCTGCTGGGTGAGGAGGGCCAGTAATGGCCCAAAAACCCAAAACCGTCCGCGCCATCCACGCAAACCGTGGGGTTGAGGCCCGTTATCGACGCGCACTGGAGGAGCTCATCAAGGAGATGAGCAACTCCGCCGAATACTGGCTGGCGGCCCAGTACCGGCAGGCCCCGCCTGAGATCGCCGAGGATGCGCTTCCCGCCGCAGAGATGGCCGCCAGGGTGCGCGAGGTGTCCAGGCGCTGGATAGCGAGATTCAACGACATGGCAGACGACATCGCCAAGCGGTTCACCTCCGGCGCTATCAAGGCCACTGACAACTCATTCCAGAATGCCCTCAAGGATGCTGGCTGGGCGGTTGACTTCAAGATGACCAGCGCCATGCAGGACGTGGCAAAGGCGTCAGTGGTGGAGAATGTGGCGCTCATCAAGTCGATACCGCAGCAGTATTTCACGGAGGTGGAGGGGATCGTGATGCGGGGGTATAGCCGGGGGCGAGACCTGCAAGAGATAACCACCGAGCTGCAATCCAGATATGGAATCACCCAGCGGCGGGCTGTCCTGATTGCGCGTGACCAGTCCAACAAGCTCAACGCCGTAACCACTCAGGCGCGCCGCCAGGAGCTTGGCATCACTGAGGCCATATGGCAGCACTCACATGGCGGCAAAGAGCCCAGAAAGTCACACGTTGCGGCTGACGGGCGGAAGTTCGAGATAGCGAAGGGGTGTTTGATTGATGGTAAGTGGATCCTGCCAGGCGAGGAGATCAACTGCCGGTGCGTGAGCAAGAGCGTGCTGCCGTTTTGATAAAGAAAAGGCCCCATAACGGGGCCTTGTTGTTATGGGCGGCGGATGAAGCGCCATTTGTTGGGCCACGCCTCATGATCGCCACGTATATAGCTACTCGATAGTTTTATGGGGCGCCTACCGTCATGTTGGTCGATACGCTCAACGACACCAATCCGACCAATCATGTAATCCAATCGACCGCCTAAATACTCGACCTCGTCACCAACCCGCAAATCACGCCAGTCGGCAATTACCAGATCTGGCTCTTTCTCAGTCGCCACCAGCGGAGTGATGGCAAATCCAATTTCCGCAATGGCATCCTCAAGTTGTGACAAGGCAGCATCAGACTCCATATTGGCCTTATCGGCTTCATCCTGTTTACGGTTTGCGTAGTCCAGCTTGTTGCGGTAGTCGGAGGCCAGTTGTTCGATGGTTGGTTTGCTTTCTGGCTCTGGAATAGACCGCATCACCGACTCGCATAATTCAGGCTTTGCTTGCTCCGGCTTGTGCAGGCGGTATGCGATGATGTTGCAACCTCCAGCGTCCGCGCCCCAACCCCAGTCGCTGCTCACATCAAAAAATTCGTCACCGCCACTGAACTTGACGTCGATTCGGTCGCCTTCGCCAACAGGACACTCTCCACCTTTCCACTCAATCCACCCATCAGCATCCGGCGCTGGGTAAAGGTGGAAATACTCTTCGCGGGAGAGGATGGTTTGGTGCCAGTTTTTAATCTTGGCTGTTGCGCAAATTTTGTGGAAATACCCGCCGCCATGACCAAAGCCAACGCAACCACTTGAGTAAACCGGCTTGCACTGGTACGAATTCAGCGTCCCGCACGCGTCTTGCGCTGCCCACTCCGCCCCATTACGCCACCCACCATTCTCGCTTATGATGCGGGCCAGTTCTTGCTTTGATTTGCTGATTTTCATTTCACTCTCCTGTGTAATTAACGCAAGAATCATAGCCCAATAAATGCATCCTGCCAACCCTGATTGCAATAAAATCAACAAAGCCCTATCATTATCCCAGTTCATGAAACGTGGTTCAGACGATGCCAAATCCAAACTTGATGGCCTTTGACCGGCAATCCGCTCGCAGCATT